TTGACGCCCATCGAGGCTGCCTGCTTGCGGTTCGCAATCGAGATACCCGTGTTCGGGCCGAAAATTTGTGCGCTAAAAGCCATGTCGGCCTCCTCTATCTGCGGTCAATGTATGCGATATTGATGGGCGGGGTCGTCCCATTAAAGTCCTCTTGCTTTCTCGGACGGGTTGATCTTCGGAAACGCCGTCATGTCTTCCGTTCCAAAATAGCTGTCTAGTTCCATACCGACAGACGTGGCTCCTGAGACAAAATCGTTAATCGCTGGCACAGCGGTTTCTGCAAAGGCACTCCACGCTCCCTTTGCCTTCTCGGACATTTCTCGAGAGAGGACGCGAGCCGAGTAGTCAAAGCCTCGGGTTTCTTTCTTGCCGCCGCGCCGCTTCTGCTCGTCCTCGATTTTTTCCGACTGCTCAAGAATGGCAGCGATGTTTGCCCCCACGTTGGGGTTGCCCATCGAGCCGTCACGAACCACGGTATCCCGTGCTTCTCTTGCTAAGTCTGCTTGCATTCTTTCGAGGTCGCTGTCCTCGTAGCCATTGTAAGTATGAGCCATCGCTACGCGCCCCATAAATCCGCCGTCCATATCGTAGTCCGCCATCTGGCTCGCGTAATTAAGCGCTCTGCGAGCGTCGAGGCGAGCGCCGCTAATGCCGTCTTCGCCTTTGGCGTAAGTCATCTCAGTGTAGCCAGTGTCATCGTCACCCACGAATAGGTGGAACAGGCCGTCATCGCCTTGCTCTCCAAACATTGAGCCTCGCAAGACCGCTTCCTTGGGTAGTTGCGCTCGCATTTGATCCATCGCCGCTAGGAACATCTGGGAGGATACGAAGCTCTCCTGCGTGTCCTGTAGCCTTTGAAGGTGTGTCGGGATTTCGTCGCCTGACATTGATCTGTCGCCGTTTCCGCGAGTGTCTATATAGTGCAACCCAGAAGTTGCCATCGGGCCAGCCGAGCCGACATCATTGCCGCTCGTATCGCGATACGCCGCAGGGTAAAGGGTTTTGATATCCATGTTTCTAAAGGAGCCAAGCGTCTCGTCCTCGGGGGCTATATAATCGAGAGAGGGCTTTTGGTCAGGCGGAGGTGGCAGCATTGATCTTAGCATCTCAAGCTCGGGGTCGTTTATGAGAATAGACTGTGTGCCGTCATTGCCCATATTCGCCATAATAACGTCAGGCTCGATGCCGTACTCCGTTAGGTTTCCCTGCGCGTCCAAGCCCATCATGCCTGTGGTGCTCGACATTTCTGGGTCTTCTGGACGAAGGCGGGGTCGCAGAGATGTCTCGGGAGCGTTGCTTTGGTAAGCGGGTATCTCGAGAGTTTGCCCGCCGCCTTGCTTGGCTCGCTCGATACCTGCGGCCTCGTCCTCGGGACTTTGATCCCACGTTCCCGCAGGGTTGAAGTTTATGCCTTTGGCGTCCCTATCCATAATAGTGTGTATCTCCTGTGAGCGAGAATTAAGCGCTGGGCCGCTTTCGTAGAAGGGCCACTTGCCCTCGTTAATTTGGCTTTCCCAATGATCGAAAGCCTCGCCCTCGGTTAAAGGGCGGTCTGGGTTTACGCTTGGAACCCAAGCGGGAACCGATACAAACTTGCCCTTGTGTGGGCCGCGCTCGATCAGGATGCCCGTCGAGTAAACTGTCATCGGCCTGCCTTGACTGTCTCTCCCCACGCGACCCGTTTTCATTGAGTTGTTGTGGTACTCAACGATCCGCTTTTCTTGAGGGGAGAGTTTAAGGTCAGACATTTGTGATGACGCAGGCCAAGGTTACTTCGATGTCAGTGAGTGCGCTTTGCGATGTTATCTCAAAGCCGATCTCTCGTGAGGTGGTGGTCGCGTCTATCGCGATTGATGACGATAGGTTTTGCTCGGCAAGCGTTGACGAGACGGCGATCACATCGCCAGCGTTGGTGCCGTTGACACGAAGCTGAATGTTGCAAGTTCCCGAAGTTGACTTAACGGCTACCGCATCGATCCGTATGTTTTGCTTAAAGGCACGAGTTATCTTTTTAACTCCGTTAGCTATCGAGCCAGAGGCTTGAAAGTAAAACGAGCGAGTTGCAAAGGTGTCGGGTAGCTGTGCAACAGGAAGTTTGCCCGTGCTGTCGAGACCAGCAACGCCGTCCGCTGCGCCCATATAGGTTTTGGGAACTAGGGCTGTCTGGTCAACATTGCTGAACTCCAAGCCGCCGCCTGTCGAATTGACACGAAGGAACTGCAAGGCATTGGAAGTCGCGAAGGCTGGGATGCCTGTGTCTGGTGAGGTCAGTAGCCAGCCCGTACCGTTATAAAACTTTAGGACGTTGGGGTTACTTGATGTGTCCACCCACATATCGCCAGAGTTTGCAGTCGAAGGCTGCGTGGCGGACACGTAAACGCGCCCACGGTTAGCAAGGAGGGTTGAGATGCCACTGACCTTAGCTTGGGGGATTTCATTGTCAGTTACAGCAAGCCTTGAGAACGGGATTAAGCCGCTAGTGTTCGTGAATTTATCTTCGGTCATCAAGCCAGAGATGCGAACCTGTGCCGTATCCTCAATGATCATAAGGGTGATAATATCGCCTGCTGACATTACCGAAGTGAACGTGATGGTGTTACCGCTGGCCTGTTGGGTATAGTCGTTGACGCCGCCTTCCCTTTGGAGGACGCCATTTCGATAGACAAGGATAGCCTGCGTGTCTGTGTGAACGAAAGGGAACACTGCCTGTGAGGCCGCAGAGGTAAATTCTGTTCGCGTAAAGCCACTGTTGTTTGCGGCTTGAACTTTGTAGATGGTCACAACATCGCTGGCAGATGTTGCCGAGCCGAGCGTAACAGTGTTTGCTGTGGCGCTGTTCGAGAAGGTAGATATCGCCTGCAAAGCGCCGTTGATATACACAACAATATCGTCTGCTGCGTCATGGAGGAACGAAAACACTGTGGTGCCCGTTGGGTAGGGTATCGAGCTACCGACAGTGGCGTTGACAACGTGATCAACCCGCCCCGAAAACAGGGGTGCTCCAATCGCGCCTAAGTCTATGCCCGATGTGCCGCGCAATTCAGCAACCGTTGCCAAGCCCGTCCAGCCCGTCTCGCTTTCAGTGTACGTTCCCACTCTGTATTGCAGACCCGCAATGCTGTCGTTCCGAAGCTCAACGGGAGCGATTAGCTTGCCCGTGCTGTCGAACAGTATTTTGACTAGCTCGGCAAGCGTGTTATCGCCAAGCTCTGCGGCGTTGAGATAACGAACAATGTTCTCGACATCGGCCCCGATGTTGCCGCTTGATGTATGATTTCCAGGGTACAGTACCTTGAGGCGAGCCATTCTATTTCTCCTTGTGCATTAGAAATGCAAACGAAATGACCGTCAGGTCTGTGTCCACATCTTTTTCTTCCGTCCGAAAACGCATTCGTACGCCTCGGAAAGTATGGTTAAACGGGTAAGTGTAGTCATGCTTGAGGGGAGCATCGCCCCATCTTTTGTCGCCCTCTAAACGGTCGAGCACGACTTCGAGAGAGTGCATATCGCGACCTTCCTCATCGGTAAAATCGATAAAGAAGCTGCCCGTACCAGTTGCCTGCACTACAAATGAGTGGGTACGCTTTGAGCCGATGAAGTCACCAAGCCAGAGTACGGGGGTTTCGGCCACCATTTGCGAACGGCGGAGATCAGCTAACCCAGTTTCTTGCTTGAATGTTCGTCTAGTGCTTTCATAAACACCATCCGAAGTTCCGAAAATAAGGCGACCTCCCAAGAACGAACCACACCTCGGAAGGAGCGTGTCTCCTAGCTGGAAGTTTACCATCTCGTATCCCGAACGGAAGTTCATCGAGAGGCGTTGCGTAAGTTTACCGCCCGCTCGTGGGAAAAAGACATGATAGGTCTGCTCGTCTTGGTCAAAAACTGCCGAGATCGTTCGCGGATCAGGCGTTGACCTTACGAGTTCTTGATACAGTGGCTCGATCTCGTCAGATAGAGATGCCTCTGCAATGGTGATACCGTTTGTCTCGTTACGCATAATCGAGTGGATGCCTCGGCGAGAACAGAAAAGCAGGTCGGAGCCAGCGTTAATGATCGTGCCGTGTGAGATGCACCCGATACGAAGGTTGGCTCGGCTGTCTAGCTGCCATTCCTCAAAGCTGGGATCAATGATGTAAACGAGCGTTTGGTCTTGCGTGAACACGGCAAGGCGGTTGGCCTCAAATGTGCCTAGTCCGATGATCTGGTCAGCGGTGCCGATCAAGTTCGAGATGTCGATAAAAGCCGACCGTGTTACTTCGTTGGTGGTGGCTTCTTCTTCAAGGAAAATGTCAGGAGCATCAACGCGGCTGAACTCGATTACTGTTGGCCTGTCTTTAAATCCCGCGACCGCAAGGCGGCGCTGGATGGGAACGCCGAAGGCTGGTTTTATTGATGCGGTGGATGTCGAGAATTGAAACCCGTCATACTTATACATCTTGGTGTCGCCAGAAAAGATATGCACCTGACCCTTGAAGTTGGTCATGTGGACAATGGCGTCCTTTTCGTACGCGCTTACAACTACGTGGTCGCGGTCAGATCGTAAGTGTGTGGCGGCTGCGTCTGTCTCGGCGTAGACAACGCCCTCTCGGCTGTAAAAGCGGAGAGCCTTAATGGGGAAGTTGTTTGAACGGCTGTATTTGAAGAAAGCGGGGTCTCTAATTAGCTGACCTCGATAATCCACATAGCAGTTTTCCAAGTTGTAAAAGTTTTGCTCCTCCTCAGTCTCAAGAGCAGTGATGTCACGAGACCGATCAATACCCCGAAAACTATAATAGGCTTTCGAGGCCGACTTCACTCCGATTGCAGAGTAAGTAAGGCGACCCATCTAGTACGCCTTTTCTGTGGTAACGGGTGCGTAGGCTTTATTTGAGCCACCGTCTGTTATGGTGCGAGTGTACGCTTTGTTGCCGTTTGCTCGCTCGTGAAGGATGTTGTTTAAGCCAGCTTGGTAAAGCTGTAGGAATACCATTGCCTTTTCCGAACCCTGCTGGATGAAGTAATGAGAGGTCAGCCCGTCAATCATAATCATGTCGGGGATGGCGCGGCTTTCGGTGATGTCAGCGTAATAGTCGATGTCGCCGCCCGTCCAATATGGGTGCTGGCGAACGTCCTCGACCACTCGGTTGGCGAGTTCAATCATCATCATCATTACTTCGCCGTCCACTCGGGAAACGCTAAAGTTACCCGCCCGAACAAGAGCCGAGCGCACAAGGTTCTCGAGTGGAGTAAAGTTTCCCTTACCCGCAGCAAAAGGTTTTTGGACGCTCAGTTCAGCCATTGTTAATTATCCTCAGATGCTACGATGCGGCCCGACCAAACGTGGTGATGAAACATCATGTTTTCTTTGTGCTCGATAGGGAAACGCCACTTTACGTGCTCGCGGTTCTCGTCCCACATGCCCGTGAATTTCTCGTCTCCGCATTGAAGGTCAAAGACGCCGCTCTCTTCGCCAGTGGAAATGAAGTTCGCAAACTTGGGCTTCCACTTGCCCTTGGGCTTTGGGGTGTCATTAACGTATGCTTCGTTTTCGGGGGTACTTGGGTCGTCAGCGATGAAACTTCCTGTGCTCGTGCGGGCTCTCTTCTTTGCCATTACTTTGCTCCTGATTTGCGTGGGACTTTTATCAATGTTTTTTGGTTCTCAGTCGTCCCAAACGAAAAGGGCCACGCATAAGCGCAGCCCTCTCCTCTAGTATTGCTCTGAAAGTTAAGCGACTAGGTTCCAGTTTTTGATGTAAGTGTGAACTTTGTCCTGAGTTAGCTCGAGGCCGCACTCAGAAATGTACTGATGCTTCACGCTGTCAGCATCATTGGCTTGCAGATCACGCTCAAGGTTTGTGTCGCGACCGTCGAGGTAGCGATACTTGACGTACGGCATGTCAATGATGATAGCCGCGCTGTCCATTCCAGGGACTTGACGGAACTGCGGGTGCAAGTGAACCATCAAATCGCCAGCAAAGGTGCTGTAGTTTGAGAGGCTTACGCCGTAGCTTCCTTCGACAACGGTTGGAGACCAACGGTCTTTACCGAACTTTTGAAGGTGTCCCGCAACCTTGGCACCACAGAACATGAGCTTCTGCTTGGAGCCAAATGCGAAGATGTCTTCAACCAATGTGCGGTCGAATTGATCTTCTGTCATTGTGTTTGATGCGGTTGACCGATCATTCACAGTGGTCAGGGTGTTTACGAGGCCGCCAGTGTAACGAAGTGGCTGGGCAGTCGAGCCGTTGCTTTCGGCTTTCTTGCCAAAAAACATTGCTCTCTCGATGTCCATCATGTGCATCTTGAGAGCTTTGGTCGCCATCTCGTCTTCTTTGTCACCAGTGCGAAGGTTTGTGGCCTTCAAGGTGTTGGTGACGGTGAAAGCGGTTTTGAAGATTTGAGTGTAGTTCGAGGCTACAGTCGCATCGAATGATACGCCAGTTGGAGAGCCCGAGCCTTCCGCATGTGCCGTGCCAGCGATATACAGTGATGTGCCGTCAGCAATCGCCGCTGCGCCGCCACCAATGCCGCGTTCAACCGTCAAGGTTGTCGCGCCGCTGTCTGCGGTACACCGCATGACTTCGCCAGTTAGCGAGTTCACAACGATTGTTCCAGAAACCGCAAACAAGTTGTCGTTACCAGCAGCAACAGTAATCGTAGTCGCTGAGTTACTCAACGCTCCGTTTACTTGCAAGGTACGAGCGGGAAGCTCGTCACGAAAGTTTTTGTACTCTGGATCGTCGGTCGCTTCCGAGCTAGTCATTGCAAGCAATGCTTGCAAAGGCGCGCTGCCGTTTGGTTCTAACAGCGAATAAAGCTCGCGATAATTCTTTGGGCGGAAGTCCGTGCTAAACGTACCTGTGCCCCGTAGTCCTTGGATAGCAGCCATTTGCTAATCCTCCTTCGGATAGGGTTTCATTTTGGTTGGAACGTCAGAAGCCTCGCGGAATTTCACGCGGGATAAATCGTATTCCTGTTTAACATCGACTTCACGAGAGCCGTAGCGCTCACCGATATTGATGACCAGAATACTTATTTTTGCAGAGAGATCGTCCCTGTTATTTTTTATGTGGGGGTGTCGTTCAAGACGCAGCGATGGCGAACTTGTGTTGGCATACCTGTTTGCTGCCATAGTTCAATCTGTAAGGCTTGTGCTTTCTCGTAAGCCACGAGGTAACACGCGGACTTTGTTTCAAACTTTACTTCATTCTCACCAAAGGCTTGCTGCCCGTTGGCGAAAATAACCCAGAAAAACAAAGTCCACGGTTCCATATTATCCCCTGTTCATTGTAGCCCTTGAGGCTAGTCGAGCGAGAGTGTCGTCGCCACCCGATGATGCCATGCTTGAAGTTGGCCCACCCGACTGAGTGGTGAGGTATGCTTCGCGTCGAGCCGCTGTGTTCTTGAGTTGCTCGAATTGAGGCGTGTCCTTCATCCGCTTGAAGTCATCCACCACGCGGCGAGTGAGGTCGTAGTCCGAGAAGTCATTGCGATCAAAGCCACGCTCGCCGATAAAGGCAGCGAAGTCGGAGGCTGCATCGTCAGGAAGGCCAGCTTCCTGTTGCGCTCGGTCGAGGTTGTTGGAGATTGTTTGGGCTATCACTTGGTCACGAGAGGCGATTGCGGCGTCTCGTGAATTGTTGCCCGACTGAGCGGCAGCCGAAGCGTTATTCATAACGCCCTGCATCATCTGCATTTGCTGACCCATCTGTTGTTCCATGCGAGACACGCGCTCCATACTTTCCCGAAAACCTGGGGGTAAGGAAATGGCGTTGTCGTCTTCGTACTTCTGCCACTCTTCATTCATCTTGGCGGCATAGTCTGACGGTGTGCCTGTTTGGTCTCCGCCTTGAGCAACGCCCTCAGTAGGCGCTCGCTGGCGTCCCATCTGCGGGTTCTTGGTGTAGGCGTCAACGGATGCAGCCAACAGCTTTGCGATCTGCTCGGGGTTGCCCTTGGTCGTTTCCATCAGTCTCTCGGCGAGAGCATTGACGGGCTTCATCAGGGCTTGCTTGTGGTTGAGATCACGATAGCGGTCGTACGTTCCTGCGATTTGCTGGGGCGAAAGATTGCGCTCCTCTTCACCGAACTTGATCTTATACATCACGGCATCTTCGGCCTGACGATCTCCCTCGGTTTGCGGGGATGCGACTTCGTTGGCCTCTTCCTGCGCTGTGGTGGGTGCATCTTTAGGTGCGGGTGCGGGCGCGGGCTCTGGTGCAGCGCCTAGTTGCTGTGCAGCAATGCGAGAAACCTGCTCTTGCTGTCTTGGATCGATAGCCATTTTATTCTCCTTCTGGACGGCCTTGGCGGCCCATGCTTTCTTCAAGTGCTAAATCGCCCTGCATTTGCTGGACGAGACGTTCGGGCAGGTTAAGCAGTTGCTCTGCCGCCCAGATTGCTCCTCGCTGGAAATCCATCTGCTGCTGGGTCATGTCTGCCTTGCGAGACATGAGAAGGGCGAGTTGTAGTATCTCGTCCTTCATCACGATGTGTACGTGCTCCCAGCCCTTGCTTTCCGATAACGCGGTGATGTCTTTGATCTTGCGTTTAACGGAGATGGTTACTTCCCCTTTTTCTTGCCGCCAAGTACGGCTTGGGTGTAGATTTTCTTCGTTGGCATAGCCATGATGGGCTCTCCTATTTCTGAGTGCAGGGACAATCTCGGTGTTGCATTGGCCCTGTCTGGGTCTGCTTGCCGAGCTTCTTTACTTCTTTCGTTTTCAAGTTCTTCGATCCTTTCTCGTTGCAGGGTAATCATCTGTTTCTGGCGCTCGAGTTCCTCGAATTGGCGGTCGAGATCAGAGACAGATGGGAAATGAAGTAGCAAACTTAATAGCTCCGCCTGCTCATTGGCTTTCCCCTCTTAGGTGCGGATGCTTTACGCACAGGAGGCTTGCCAGATTTCTTTGCCGCTTTTGCGGCGGCAGCTTTCCCCGCTTGTGTGTACGGGTACTTTTTGTTTCCGACCTGTGGCATTACTTCTTTCCCTTCTTCCAAGATATGCGCTTCGAGCTTGTCTTCTTTTTCTTCTTAGCCATCAGCAACTCCACGCTTTTCGTGACCAGTAGTTAGCGGACAGCTTGTTCGCCGTGCCCTTGATGCCGCCCGAGCGAGCGCAGTAGGACTTCTTGCGAGAAGGGGTGCCCTTCTTGATGGTCATTTTAGGGTCGCCGAAACGAACGATCACTTCCTTGCCGCCAGCGCAGGCTTTGACGATGGACTTCTTTTTAGACCCCGCTGGTGCGCGGCGGGGCTTGTTGCATGGCATCTTAGCCTTGCTAGTTTTGGGTAGTTTAGCCATTACTCTGCCTCCATCATTGGATGTCCAAGTGAACATTAAGAGTGCCTATTCCAGCACCATACCTGCCGTCTTTGAATGTCAGATTGGGTGAAGCGGCACTCAGAGATACGACAGGGCTTCGCAACCAAAAGTTAAAGCCAACCGTATTCGCGGCAGGGCTGCTGGTTTC